AGAAGTTTTTATTAAAAATGTCAATACAAAAAGGGGGTTAGTATCCTCCCCCCGATTTGCTTCCCCTAACTAGAGAAGTTCACCCACCACACGCCAGAAAGCGTAGGTGTCATCGGTGAGACGGCGGATCTTGACCCGCACGCCCAGCACCTTGCCGTAGTGATAAACCATCGGCACGATTCTGGCATAATACTTGGCGGGGAACGCCACCCGATCCCCAATACCCATCCGACCCAAAATTTTGCGGAGGGGATTGTTCTTCTTGCGACTGGGCATCTTGATGTTGCCCTTTTCAATGCTCAATTTGATCTGCATTTTTATCTCCTTGTTAGGGGTGAAGATAGGAAACATTCAGTCGCTCGACCTCTCTATTTCCTCTCGTCACGCAAAAGGTGTATAGGATTTTGAAAAGAATTACAAGACATTTTTTACAAAATCTTTTTTGCCCGAGATCAATTCTTTTCAAAATGTCAAGCATATAATAAGAACTTTTTTTGCTTGCATTTTTTTAAAATTTTTGCTTATATCACAGCATGCAAGGCAGACACTATCTGCTGTGGCTGTATAGATGAAACTCCATGGGGTATCATCGTTCCTTGCAAATTAATTTAACAATAAAACTAAATATTAATAATGATAGCAACCATTATTGGATATGTTCTGGTGGGTTATCTGGTGAGTGCATTTGTCAGCGTGGCATATGGAATTGCCATGAACAGCAAAGAAAAAGAAAAATTTATTGAAAAAGCTTAAGCTGGGTATAGTCTGGGTTTGTGAACAGCTATGACCTGCCCGATCCAGACGACATGGATAAAGAACAGATAAACGAATACTACGGATCTAAATATGGTGGTATGGATCCGGAAAAGGGCGATAAAGACTGGGAAGTATCAGACGCTGAACTTGATAATATTGAAAAGTTTCTGAGAGATTTTGACAATCGCCATTACCCTCCCAACGGGCCAGAAGATTATATATTTTAAAAATACATAGTGAAGAAAGGTACGCCCCCTGGAGCAACCTTTCTAATAGACACGATAGAAGAAATTCCGGTCAGACCGGAAATTATTTGGACGCTTTCCCTATTAGTATGCGTAGGTGTGTTGCTCTCCCTCACCCCACGGCTGGCAGGTGATCACATAGTTCAACCTGTTCACCAGATGATAGCCATTGACCAAGTATAACTTTCCATCACAGTCCAAGAGCGTCCATACATAGCGGGGATCGGTGTTGATGATCCTTTGCAGATCCCGCCCGTATGTTTCAAACAAACAACACCCATCCTCCCTGATGACGGGCTGGAACTTCTTTTCAAATGTTTTATAACTTTTGGCTTTCAATTTATGCTCCCTCTGATCCAGTCATTTGCCAGTGCGTCCACCTCTATGTATATGGTTTCGTTCCGCATTTCAACTGGGGTATATACCAAGTCTTGCAGAAGATATCCGTCCTCCACAAACTCGTCCACCATTGCGTTGAGCAATTCAATGCCCATTCGATTGCTGGTCAATTCATTAAACTCGACTGGCATGGTGAACACGATTCGTTGTCCTCTCCTTTCGCCCAGCACTTGTAGCATTTCCTGTTTGGTGAATTTGAATGTTTCCTGTTTGTTTCTCATTTGGTTTCCTCCTTGTATCGGCTGATAAGATCATGGCTTTCCGTCATGGTTTCCTCCAGATGTCGGGTGCGGTATTCGTGCGGACAATCCTCGTCCACGTTGCTTAACAACCGCCCCAGCAGTTCCACCGCTTCGTCAAGATTTACCTGTTTCATGACACTCCTTCAAAAGTTGCGTCTTGGAATTGAGCCACGTATTTTTTGCTTAATCCCCAGTTGTCTATGAAACGCAGGTTGCAACTATCCTCGTATGTTTGTTGCAGTTGGCGAATGGGATAAATGCTGTAACCCGAGTTGGTTGCATCATCAAAATCATTCCTGTTTTCAATCAGATAGATCTTGTGACACCCATCATAGGCAAAGTGTTCTGCTGTTATCTCTTGTTGGTTGATTTTCATTTCTTTATCTCCTTGAAGTTGAACGCCACCACATCTTGATATCTGACCATTTCGGCCAGATATTTGAGCAGCTGGTCATAAGCATCCTCCTCGGTTTCCGCCGAGAACTCGTCCTTAAATGTGACCAGATACTTCTTCACTGGGTTTGGCTCCATAGTCAAGATCACTGGTCTTGTCTCTCGGAATACGGAGACGATTGCGAACCACGCTGGCACAAAGATCAAGATTGCTACTCTCGATCATTTCGTCCAAAACGCAGCTGCTGATCAGCTTTCTGGCTGTGTATGTATCCTCCTCATCCACATACTTGTTGGGTTCCACCAAGTCCAGCACAGCCCGTTCCAACACGGCTTTGATAAGTCGTGCGGGCGGGTCATGCACAATTCGGTCACTTATGTTTGTTATCATGGCAAGAGCGTGCCAAGATTTTGATAAAAAGTCAAGAATATATTTTATAAAAATTCTCCCCCCGCCAGCCATTGACTGACCCTAGTTTCAGCAAACACACTGAAACCATGAACAACACTGTTCGGGGCAAACCATCACATGATGATTTAACGGGGGAAAGAACCTAATGGATATTAACCTAGTCGATCAATTCTTCAAGCTTTTCAAATAACGAGTCGGCCGTAGATTCAAGGGTTTCGTACTCATCCTGCACCTCTGCCAGAATTTTCTTGGATAGTTTGTCGTCCAGCAAAACAATGTAACCAATGAGTTGCAGAAGTTTAACTTCCTCTTTTGTGAAACTTTCCACATAATATAGTTATTCTTTTTTATATTATTTTTTGGTTTTGGGTCGTTTGATTTTAAACACAATTTTTGGTTTCGGCCGGTAATTCATTTTGCATCTGATGCATGGTCTTGGCATGATATCTTTTTATCAAACTGCTGCATAGGTGTCAACAATTTCCGGGAAGCTTTTCCGGGACCCGGGCACCAGCTCAGAACTCCAGCAACGCGTACTCGAAACCAAAACCCAGAATGCAAAGCGTGAATATTTTCCCGTATTCATAGGTGTGATACGAGACGGTCGTTCGCAGATCCAGATCCAGTCCATACGTGATGCCGTCATAGATCTCGGTTTCATCTCCATGTCGCAACACCACACGAAACGGGTGAAACCAGTTTACTTGTCGGTGATATTTGGATTTCCTTTTTGCCATGGCACCTTGTCCCCGTATTTCAGCCGCACATAAACATACTCCGGATTGAGCACGGGATTGCCATGAGGATCCGAGTAGGTTCGATGCAGCAGGTCATATTTGTAACCGTGATCGGTCAGCAGGTCGTAGATTTCCTGTGTTTCCCTGAAACCTTTTCGAGAGCTCTTAAGTTCATCGAAGTCGTCCTGTCCCCAGAATTTGGTGAAGTATGTTTTGTAGATGCTGTCTACAATGTCACCGAACTCATCCATTTACTGGGCCAGGTAACCCTGCGTGGCAGCGACGCAACCATCCGCGATTGCGTTGAGCACCTTGAGGGCCAGTGCCGGATCACCGTTAATCTGGCGGAACAGGTTTTGATAAACATCGCTCAAGCTGTTGGCAAAGTTTGTCCAATGAGTTTTCTCTGGCAGGAAATTGGCCACGGCTGTGTCCAGTTCCTGGGTGGTGGGCACACTGCCCTTGCTTAGGGAACGAACCACATTGGCCACATCATGAATCATCTTGGCTTTTTCAACTCGGTCTTCCGGGCTGACTGCAGCTTCCAGGACGGCTGTGCAGGCGAGAGTCACGGCCGGTTTGATGTAGGGAAGAGCCGCTTCAACTTTTTCTGCGGGCGTGCTGGTGGTGCCTCCCGTGCTTTCGCCGCCAGAATTGTTGTTGTTGTTGGTTGCGCAGGCAGCTAGCAGGAAAGCCAGCGGAATGATGGATAGCAGTGTTTTATTCATATACCCATATTTACCACGTGTTTTGGCAAAACAACCATTCTTGCCAAAATAAAATATAAAATCTTTTTTTATTTCAAAATCTGAGTCAGCTCGCGAAGCAATTCCAACATGGGTCCAACATCAGCTCCGTTGTCGATCAGGAGCATTTCTTCGGTTGTAAAGTTTTCGGCATCCAACATTTTGTTCTTGATGCCGCTTTTCACATCTATATGTATCTCACAGACACACTAGATTTCAATAAAATAATATATATTTTTTATTTTTATCGGTACATGCTGCCCCGACTGCGCTTTCCATTCACATTCTTTGTATCATAGTCATGGCATCTGGCAGGATTCAGTCCCAATGCACGCATCACACTCCGCCATCCCTGTCCATGTCCATCATCTCCAAATACCTTGTAAGCAACAAGATGAGCCACTTCATGCGGAATGGTATCATTCATGAAGTCTTCAAGATTCTCTTTACACAGCTGCTCATTCAATTCAATGCGCCATTGGCCAAGCCATGCACGTCCGGCAGTGCTGCCACACACCACCCATTCCACTTTGGGAAAATCGAACTCAGCTCCATACTCCTCGTTCAGTTCCTCCAGAACCTGCCACACTTTGTGCGTGGCCCGTTCCTTCATGGCAGTCACATCAAGCACGTGGCTTTTCTCCCCAGTCACTATTCCAGTCATCATCCAGCTTTTTGGGATTCTCCACGTAGCTCATTATCTTGTATGCATTATACATCTTTTCAAAATCGTTAAGGAAGTTGTTTATTCCATCCAATGTTTCCTTGTCTACATCCGCCAGCAGTTGCTTCTCCAGTGATTTGCTGATTCGATTTTTCATGCGATCAGCGTGCCGAATTTTTATCAAAAAGTCAAGAATATATTTTATATATTTTTTACTCCCAGTGGGGATCGAACCCACAGTCTTCGCGGTGAAAGCACGATGTGTTAAGCCAATTACACTATGGGAGCAAAATCAGCCAGAGATCGGATTCGAACCGATGTGTCCTTTCGGATCCGGTTTACAAAACCGGCGCAATCGACCACTATGCGACTCTGGCAATTGGGCAGAAGTGGATTCGAACCACTGAAGGCGAACGCCAAGAGATTTACAGTCTCCCCCGTTTGACCACTTCGGTATCTGCCCATGATCATATTATATATAATATTTTTTTTAAAATTAAATGGGCGTGGTAGGATTTGCACCTACGATCCTCGAATTATGAGTTCGACGCTTTGAACTGGACTAAGCTACACGCCCAAAATTGTTATGGTGTGTGACCTATTCGTTTGTCGTGCTTGAATGGGGGTTTCCATTTATAATCACCCCACATCTTCAACTTCAACTGCTGTTTGGCTTGAGCAAACGCCTTCTTCTTCATCTTCTTTGACCGCATCCTTGCCTCCTCCACCACACATTCCTCATTCACCTTGGCGGTGAAACGCTTGATGGCTCGGGCAAAGCTTTCGTTGCTCTGCCTGTCCCTGTCAGTCACATTGTATACGGCTCGGTCTACCATGTTCTATCCTTATTATATGATTCTTTCTTTTTTGTCAATTGTTTTTTCATAAATTCGAAAGTGAATTGTTCTGCCATAAATTTTTGAGAGATGCGGATTCGAACCGCACCCCTCTCACCCCTGTCGGGGATTTTATGAGCAAACAGCAAATCAAGTTGCTCGGGGAGGGGGGTTTTCAAACCCCCTCTCCCTCTGCCACCTCCGGTGTTTCATCCGCAGGGTCAAGCTCTCCATCTTTCTCATTTAGCTGTGCAAGACTCGCCCTCCCAGCATCGGTGAGTTTGTAGACTGCTTCCTCACCCCGACCTTCCTTCATCACCTTTCCTTCCCGAATCAGTTGTCGGATGATGAGATAACCCCGCTGAACATTGCCGTCTACGGCGTTGGTCACATCGGTTTGTTTGATCGGCTCGGCAAGGGCGAGAACCTTTTTCAAATCCTCTTGCCAGCGAACCTTGCGGGGGTCGATTTGAGCAGGGGCAGTTCCATCATTCACACGCACCGCATTGTCCAGATCGAATCCGTTGTGGCCGAGACGCAACTCCACATTGTAGAGTTTGCCGTAGCGGTTTTTGGTGCTGTAGATCACCCGAACATCCTCATCGGTCACACCCGAACGCATCATAAAGTTTGCGTCCACGGCGTGAGGAATGAGTGTGCTTCCCCGATAGTTGTTGCTCTTGGTCACGTGAAGAACGATGCCAAGAACGCACTCGGTTTTCTTGCTGGTTTTGATGAGTTCGTGGAGACAATAGCTTTCCTTCTCCCGAGCATTCATCTTCTTGGCGGTGGTGAGACATTGAAAGCTGTCCACCACCAGCACATCCACTTGGCTCATCAGTTCGCAAACCTTGTCCACATCGGTCTGAATGGCAAGATTCACGTCCTTCAAACCGAGACGCCGACAAGTGTATGCCAGCATTTCACGGCTTTCCTCACCGCTGATGTAGGCGGTTTTGATTCCAACCTTCGTCATACTATTCAGCATTTGAAGGAGGAAGGTTGTCTTTCCAAGTCCCGCACCAGCCGCGAGGGTAAAAACTGTGCTGGGAAGCAAGCCATCACCCCCGAAGATTTTATCCAGCATCTCATTTCCAGTCTTGAGACGGCGGTTAAAAAGATCGGGGATTTCGATCTCGCTGACCTTGGTCAGATTGGTTTCGTTGTGAGCGAGGTTCATCACTCCCCCGCTCGTGGGTTTCGTATCGGTGTTAGTTGTGTTGCTCATTGTTTTGACGCTATCAAATTCTTTCCAAAATGTAAAGAAAATAATTTATATATTTTCAGCGGAGGGATGGTTATTAATAACCCTTATAGCCCCTATTAGCCCACCTTATGCATGAAGATGGGAGTGTAATCGCCCACATATGCACCTTCCACATTATATCCAAAATACTCTTCCGCTTCGCTCGGGCTCATATCCCGTTCCAAAATGCGAATGCACTTTGACCGATCATAGATCGCCACATTCTTTCCCCCGAAGCTACTGCCAATGCCAAGGAACGCTTCATCGAATCCATCGGCCAGCAGGATATGGTTCAGTTCATCGGGATAATATTCCTCGATGAATCCTTCAATCATTTTGCGGTTGGGATTTTTTTTCTTTATCTTTTTCATTTTTTCTTTCTGCCAGTAATCATATACATCTGCATATACTGGCCATTGAGGTTGATGATTTCCGCTTCTTCATACTTTCTCCGATAAACAATATCGGCAAGCAGAAGCGGGTCTTTGCAATAGTAGGCGACTCCCTTGCTGTTGAACACACGCCAAAGACCTTGACCCACGCTGATCACATTCTTCAGCTTGCTTCTCAGTTTGGCTGTCATTCTCACTTGGTTGTCCTCCTCCTGTTGTTTAGATTCATCAGAGTTGAGCATAGTTTGGGTTTTATCGCAAGACTTTTTTTTCAAAATCTTCCGCCTCTTCATATCAGCTATTTATAAAAGAAAGCTTATAAAAAAGATTTTATATTTTATATTTTTCTCAGAACGCCACCCTGACGCGGTGGCGCTCATAGTGGCGGAGGGATGCCTAACCGGGCTGCAGCGGCCCCGGCGATCATATCGTTTATTGATGGGGCCACCTGTACCTGCTGCAGCGGGCGGAGCTGGAGCGGCTGTAAGACTATTACAGTTCCTGATGTTGATGCCGCTCAACACGGGTGCCATGGCACAGTGGTTTCAGGACCTGAATCAGGATCCTGAAAATGAATTATATATTTTTTGAAATCTGGGTCCGGATCTCTTCCACGAAATTGAGGGCTTCTTTCCTCACGTACCAGGGCCAGGGCCAATTATGGTCCAGCAGCACGGTGTAATGTTCAGTGTTGCTCACACCCGTGATCCGCCCGTAATGACGGGTACCATCGTCGTCCACAAACGTGACAGTGCGGCCCACATTCTTTTCCATCAGCTCCAGCTCTGTTTGTTCTTCCTTGGTCATAAATTATGCTTTCAGTTTCTGCGTTTTGACGGCACGCGTGTTGCGGGAAGGTTTTCCTATTAGAGCAATCAACCTGTCAGACAAACCTGCCCGGGGTCGTGACGACGCTGCATTCTGCCCCGGAACAACCGACGACGGGGATCGCAGCAGCTTGATGACCTCATCGATCATCATGGCAGCGCTCAACCAGCTCGTGTCCCTGTTCAGTTTGATCTGCTGCAGCATTTCTATGGCACCCTGTATCTTCTCTTCGTTGGTCATATATTTAAAATATATTATCTTCCGCCAGTAGGTTGTGGGAACGGAGTGTCTGCTATCCTTGCGGTCGGAGCACGGGTTATTTCCATGCTCACGGAAGATAATATAAATTAAAGGGGGTTAGTCCTTCTTGTGCTTGCCGTTGATGGTGATGGCGCTCTGCAGCACTTCCGGACTGATGTCCGGAAGACCGGCACCTGCATTGAGCTGCTCGCGGACCTGCTGCACGTTCAGCCCCTGACGCAGCAGCTTCAGGGCCGGACGGCTGATGTACTGGCTGCGGAACTCAGCGGGCTTGGTGCTGAGATATCCGCTGCCAGCCGTGCGCGTGCTGCCTGTGATCAGGCAAACCAGCTTGGCTGTCTTTCCTTCGCTCTTGCGTCCCCGACGGGTTTCAGTTGATGTGGTCATGTTGCTTTCTCCAGTTGTATTCTTTTCAGAAATGATGGAGGATGCAGCGCTCGCTGCTTTTCCGCCATTCACTTCATCCAGATATGTGATAGTCATGCTTTCTTATATAAATCTTTTTGGTAATATGGCAATATATTTTTAGAATAAAAAGCATAAAACGTTGATATTCAATCTGATTATTTTTATAAAAACTTTATATATTTTATAAAAATACATGTCCTTCAGGGAAACGTTTCTATTAGACAAGTTTGCCAGTCAGAGCTGCAGCGCCACCAACAGGATCAAGCAGTCAACTGCAGGTTATGTTTATTTTTTAAATGGCGCAATCGCTGCTTCAACTTATGCAATGCTGCATTCTCGAGCTGCCGCACGCGTTCCCGGGTAACGCCCAACTGTCCTGCCAAGGTTTCCAATGTGGGAATATTATCCGGATCCAGGAAACCAAACCGGGCCCGCAATACCACCTGCAGCCGCTGTGGAAGTTCATTGATAAGATTATTTAAAATCCTGTATTCCTCCTCGCCATACACCTGCTCCTCCGCCGCCGGATCCGGGATATCCATGATGCATGGTTCGCCGTATTCATCAGTGCCGCCATCAATGTTTACCCGGACCACTGCGCGGCTGAAAGTGCGCAGGGCCCGGTCACTCAACCGTGCATCATCTTCCTTTATTCCATGGCCCAGTTCAGCCTCCAGTCCGTGTTTCTCGCGATGCGCGGCCGCCAGCTCGTCGTTGAAACGATTGGGTACGCTGACCACATGCGTGTTTTTTTGTATGAACCGGCGAATGTGATGCTTGATGTGATAGGCGGCGTAGGTGCCAAAGCTGGCCCCCCGCATTCTTTTCCATCGGCGGGCCGCCGTATACAGTCCCGGAGTAGCTGCCATGACCAGGTCCTCGTGATCATAACCTGCCGGAGGATAGTATTGGTTGGCCAGGTAAATGACCAGCTTCATGTTGTGCAGCACGATTTTGTCCAGACACCGACGGTCCCCTTTTTTATACCTCTTCTGAAGCCGCTCCACCAATGCATCCGGGAGCACCTCCAGATCTGCCACCTTGATTCCCATCATGCTCATACGGGTATGACCATAATGGCTTATCATTTGTTCAAGCTTTCTATTCTTTTCTTATAAAATCTTTTATTTTCAAATAAATCCAAAACAGCCCCAGTAATCCCAGTCCAACCGTCCATATGAGAAACACAATGATTACCCGGAGCAACAGTTGCACCAGGGTCCTCAAGGTGTTCATAACACTCCAAACACCTTCAGGAACACACATATGCCAAGAATAGCGCTGACCATGTTGCCCAATGTTCTTAACACCTCCAGCTTATGGTTGTGATGGTCCAGCCATATTTCCAATGGATCCCTTAGTTTGGCCAATTTGCGCAATCGCTTGCGCTCTTTACGGCTCAGTTGCGGAATGTCCATGTACCTGTAATATTTCATTTGGTGTCACATCCCTCTGTGTCTGTCACAATGGTGGTTCCCTGTTTGCAATCGCATCCATATGTTTTATGTAGGATATCCAATTGATCTTTTAAAAATTTGTTTTGTTTTTCCAAATCATCTATTAATTCATTCAACCTTTGGAATTCCTCATTCACGTTCATCATAATGATTTATCTTATCATATGCATAATACATGTATAGCCGGGAAACGCGTTTCTAATAGACCGGATAGCTGAATTTTTGGTCAGACCAAAATTTGGAAAGACCTTTATATTATTTTGATAATAATAACACCCCATGAAAACACATGTTCTGTACCGCCGTTGCTCTATTAGAGCGAAGGGCGGAATTTTTGGTCAGACCAAAATTTGGAAAGATGCTTTCCTTATTTGGTCAATGACACTTCCCGAATCTTGCGCAAGTTCAGGTTCAATGAAAAAGGGTTTACCCTCAGTTCATTGTCAAAACGATGAATAAAGTTGGTTCCCTTGAGAGGCATCTGGGTACCATAAGTAACCAGTTTACTCCCCTCAAACACCTGCATGCTGACGTTTTCGGGCAGAACACTAATATCAGCATACTCGCGCTTTTGTTTGCGCAGTTTGCGCTGCATGCTTAATGCAATGGCGCAATTGCCGGGATTATGTTTTTGACCATATTTTATATCGTTTTTGCTAATGGTTAATTTCATTATAGTTATTTAAGCAACATATGAATAATTTACAAAATAAAAAAAATATAATGAAAATAAAGAAAAAAAATGGGCGCGGCTGTGCGGAGGGGACTATATCTTATTTTGCAAATAATTCCCCCTTTTCATATGCGTTAATTATCATTATTGATATGTGTTGCAAACAAGAATGGGTAAACTGCACATTAGATTGCTTATAATGCACGTTTTTGTGTATAAGTGTGCATTTTTCCCTCTGTATGTACAATGTAATCTCTATCCCCCATTAAACCATTAAACAAACCCTACTTTCTCTATAGGATATCTATGGTTTTCCCTTTTATACCCTCTTTTTTCCCTTTTATAACCCCTTTTTTATCTTAATTTCCACTAATTTTAGCAGCAATTTCCCATTATTCATGTCCTTTCCAAGTGGTCCCCGTAGTGAATAATGCTTGTTTCCATGTGAATCTATTTTTTCAAAAATCTCATAATCCTTATTGTCCAAGGATAGTTCTGTTCGTTTAAATCCTCCTTTCCATACAATATTCGTATTATTTTCAAAATTTTCCAATTGTTTGGATCGTTCCGATTGTGCCTCATACACTCGTTGGTAAACTTCATTTCTGGTTTTTGGGCAATTCTTTATTTTCCACAGTTGAACATTGCTATGATCATCTATTATTTTGTCAATAAATGCCTGCACATCCGGCTTGTCATATCGTATGAATTTTCCTTTTTGAATTAAGGGTTCAAAATCCTTGAATTTTGCAAGTTCTTTTATCAGCAAGTGTCCAATCATTCTTTCAGTCTGTTCTCTGTTTAATACTCGGGGCTGAAGCTTGGATTTAATTTTTCTTTTCATAGGCCCACTTTAATAAATGGGATGGGGTTGTCAATATATTTTTTAAAAACAAAGGCCATGGGTTTTTAATCCATGGCCCCGGCCGTTTCCCCAAGGGTACTGCGGG